TGATCCTAGTAAGGAATTGTGACCCTCTAGGCATCTTAACGATTGATGGAATATTATTCTGCGTACTAAAATCAGCATTAATGTTTAAAACTGCTGTGGGAGATACCGAAGACTTTGGAAGATAACCTATTTGCTTAGCCAGAGACACCACATTGTCCCTGAGGGTCGCTGATTCAAGGAATGCCTCATTTACTACCATATTGGCGTTAAACGCCGTGTAGTACGTATTATAAGCGAGTACGTCTAACAGGGTACTAAGAGTTGAACCCTCAAAGTCGTAATCAGTGAAATCACTATTAGATCGAAGATACTCTTTCAGAGATGATTTAATCTCTGTAAAGTCTAAATTGGCAACTTGAACGTAAGACATTTATCTAGTTCTTTCTAGGAAGAATTCTACATCCTGTACTTGGACATCGGATTCAATTCCGATGATCTCAAATGATATTGCACAGTCAAAGCCATTACTATCGTAATTGGCAGATATGTCGCAACGAAGAAGATTAATACGAGGCTCGTACTTTGTGATCACATACTCGATCTCCTCCTTTAGAAGAGATGCTGTAGCAGAGTCAAGAGGTTCAAATAACAAATCCGCAACATTACTACCGAGATCTGGCTTAAAGAATCTCTCCCCCTTTCTTGTCATCACAATATTATATAACGCTCTTTTTACCGCAGTTTCATCTGTGGTAGTAAGAACGTCTTCAGTGACAGGGTTGATACCTAAAGAAATAGATACGTCTTTAAAGTCAATAGCCTTCGGCATACACTAATACACGAGGTCGTGACTTTATTTAGCGACTTTTAACTTACCTTATAGAATGTGTACTTCAAAAACAACTCTTCACCCTTCTTAATAGGTCTAAGAGTCCTCATATGATATATTTGTCCCCAGTCTTCCATTTCTAGATCCTTTGTGCAGTTAGGTTCCTCACTATGGTTTACAAACCCACCTAAAGGGGTTCTCATAATGGTGCTATCTACAACTACGTGTGATATACCCAGATAAACATCATCAGGTATATCCTCAGTGGCAAATAAACCCTGTCCAGAGACAGGGCTATCTTTTACCTTTAAACACTTAGGTAATGCTTTGTAAGTCACTTTCTTCCCTGTCCACGGTATCTTTTCTTAGCACCATTCCTAGAAGTAGCAGAGTACTTAGAATGTGCACCCATACCTTGACGAGTTTTTTTGGGAGTTGCTTCTTTTTTAGTCGAATTGTTGTAAAGTGCCATTAGTTAGAGCAATCGGTTACAGAGTTATCACCTGGAGATTGTGACCCTGAACCACCACCTCCTCCAATAGAAGGAATTGATAGTATAGGGAACGAACCCAGAGCTGCCATTGCAGCAGCGAGAGCAGCAAGTTTAGAGATCGAACTGCCTCCCGTACATAATAGCACATTAGGGGCACCTACCGCAACCTTTGATCCGCAACTGATACTTGTTCCAATTTTTGCAGGAGGGAATCCTGTAGGACATATCTTAGGTCCAATCTTCGCTAATACCGCATCTGTCTCCGCATTACCTGTCTTAGCGACAGGAAGTGGTACAGAAGGAGCACCTACTCCGCAATCAACTGTAGCACAACCCACTGAAACAGTGCCTGGATGGCACGCAGGGTTCTTTCCACACGGTTTGCAGTGCACATTTCTTATTTGTGTGCTTACAAGAGGTGCAATTTTAGTTACTTTGACGGTTGTAACGGGTGAAGGGGCGTATCCTTGGGGTGGCCAGCACCCGTGACCCGTACAAACGCCTGTTGTTAGTCCAAAAGCTGACATTATACGTAAATATGCAAGAAAGTATGGTCATTTCGGAGGTGTTGTTTGCCTTCCGTCTGCTTTCTAGTCCTTAATAGGTTATTTAGAGTGACACTTCCGTCTTCATTTTGCGTTTTTCCGTCAAAATGAGCAATTTCACGTGAATTTTCGTATGTAAAGGAGCTACCAGTCTCCGATTGGAGGAATAAGCGGGTATATGCGGTCGCATTTGACACTTGAGGGGCGGTAAAAGTGAAATCTACACCAGTAAGTGTCGTATTTGAGGAAGCATCCATCTGAATTGCGGTCTTTGTGTTCACTCGATACACACCAGCAGCTATATTTTGACTTACTTGGATGAGTGCACCCGCTAAAGTGACCTGTTGTACGTAAATTGTAGGGTCATCGAACCCTTCAATGATCATACCAGCTTGTATATCGTCTAAATCAATGTCATTTGCTTCCTGATTCGACTCAATATACACCGTATTTACTACTAGTACGTTCGTACCATCCGCAGTACACTGGAATTCTACACCAGGTATACTCCTTTTCACACCCCTTATGTCCATTTGACCTAGATCATCTTGCACTTTTACTCCCATAAAGAGTAATGGGTACGCTTCCATATCGATATTGATCATATAACTGCTCCCTGTAACCACATCAGCTACCGCACTGAGGTCAGGATTGGGTGCAGAGATACTAATCGTTGGGCTTTGTATGTAACCACTACCTCCATTAAGGAGCTTATAACCGTATATACGTCCTCCTGTCACTACTGCTTCTGCTGTAGCTAGTGTACCGCCAGGTAAATCAGGGTCACTAAAGGTAACAGTAGGTGTATTCATATACCCTAAACCAGGATCTAGTGCTGTAATGGCACTTATTCCTTGTCCAGCATACTCATAATTGTTCAATTCTAGGTATCCATACTCAGGGAAGTTCGCAATATCGTAATCGAACAGTGTAATAGTGTTATCAGAAGGGTCAACAAACGCTTTTATCTGTGCAATGAGGACATCATCATAAGGATTACCTTGTCTTTCCACTGCTTCTGCTAGTAAATCCCTATAAGTAGACCAATTTGAGTTGATTTCTAAGTTAATATTGTATGTAAAGGTGTCTGTAGTACCTACATTAGTACCTAATAGGTCAGAACAGTACCATCCACCCACTATAGTGTAAGGAAATTCCTGTCTTCCTCTACTATGAGGGACATATTCAAAGATATTCCACTTAATTCTAGGTCCAGCAGAGGGTACACCCCTAAAAGAAGAGGTAGACCACTCTTGCATCTTCTCTGTATACCAGTTTTGAGGTACAATCGTCTGTTGATTCGCCTCTATTGCCATAGCGTGCTCCTCTGCTGCTATAGCCCCATCAACTAGATCATTAAATTCGCAGTTAAACGTCCTTATCTCCCTCCAGAACTCAGCACTATTACCTGAAGTATTGTTCAGATTAGCATCCATCTGGTTAACATAGGTTTGTTGGGCACCATCGATGATATAATCTGCTTGGAACTCTAGGTTTACTGGATCTGTAAGTGATTGTTCTAGTTGAATCCACTGCTGTGCATCTGTGACACCCCCACTATCACACATACTCAACATTTGCTTATTATAATTGTCTAGACTCTTCTGCATTTTCTCCTGTAAACCAGGATGAATATACTCTTGCATCCCTAAAGGATTACCATTCTCATCTTCTCCTAGTAATGGTACTGCAACGTATATACCTGTATCAGCATTAATCGGCCACGTGCTCTCACGACTACACGCTACCGTGGTCTTTCCCCATTCATCCTGTAGTAGTTCTCTATTCTGTTTATTAATTTGTTTGAAGTCACAGGTATCAGGACCATCTTCAAACATCTCCATCCATCCCTTTGTCTCGTCGTGCGTCTCGGCAATCGGTCCGCACACGTCCACAAGGGTATCACACTTCGGACTTAGGTATTTTGTATAGGAAACCTTCTTCGGGTAGGCATAGAACCCAGATAACGTAGCTACAACAGGTTCTGTACTTACTGTTTGCCCTCCGACTAAAGTACTACCAGGACTATCGAACCATCCTGCAACACAGTCGGCGGTCACGCCCGATTCAGACCCTGTTACAGTCTCACCTGGAAAGTTCCCAGAGGGATTATCCATCTCTATGATATCTAAACCATTAACCTCTCGGAAGTTGTGCCATTCCTTTACAGTGCCAGTAGCACCATTCGGTGCTGTGATGGTCTCACCTACCTTAAACTGCCCACTGCTGTTTCGCACTGATATACGACTAGTCGTGCTATCGCATATCCATAACGTAAAATATTGCTCGGTACCAGTAACCCTTATACTGGATGGTGTCATCGTATCACAACTACCATCATCAGTACAAGTGACAGTGTTTAACGTAAAGATATACTCAAAGTAATTCTCATCGTCATTACCTCCCAACAAGTTGTCATCAGGATCCTGTCCAGTCGCATCATAGGTAAAGTTACTACCATATGGACTAGTAATGGATAAACCTGCTTGGAAATTACACGTCAAGTTCTATTCTTAGCTCTAATGTATTTAACCTATTTTCGAGTGTATCCAAATACTCAGCAAGTTCCATATGCTTAGTAGAACCTGGTGGGCGGTACATTATCTTACCTATAGGTCTTGCTGAGAGTTCTTCTACCCGTTTTTCAAGGGCGTTTATTTTTTCTTCGAGTACCTTATTCTCATTCTTAACGATCTGATCATTCAGTACTTTCTCATACCACTCACCGCTATCCTCAGGGGGTGATTTTTTCGACTCTGGCATCGGGGTTACTTAGTTTAAGGTTATCGAGTTCTTTCTCAGCAGTAGACGTGGAACGGAATTTATGAGCGTCCTCGACTA